TTACAAGGGTTGGGAGCATGTAGCCACGACGAGCGTAGCCAAGCAAAGTTTCGTTTTGAATAGCGTCGGCAGCACTGATTGGGCCAAGATCGCCAAGCAGTTGTTCGTCAAGGAACTCAAGGTCTTCGCGGCTGACGCCAAAGCCAGAGTCAATAGCAGAATTAATGCCATCGATGCGCATTCCAAGAGCGGCTGCTTCAGTAATATTTTTTAAGCTAGTCTCGCGACGACCCATTTCTCCGTCAGTTAAAGAAGGATCTATATTGTAAGCATCGCGGTAGGCTTCAAAAAGCGCGCGTTCATTGTCATCAAGTTCTGCGGCAAATGCTTCCTGCAAATTAACGTCAAGACGAACTGCGTTACGAATATCTTTCATGGTGTTGTAGGAAATATTACCAATAGATCGCGCGTTGCTAAGATTTTGTTCAGCGATTACATTATCCAATGTTTTAAGCAAAACTCCGCGTGTGTCTTCATCAATGTCTGCAAGGTTTAGATTGGCACGTAGACGATTGGCATCCTCTACGACAGTGCCGCCCTGCCATGATGTGCGAATATCTGCACGCAAGTCGTTAATGCGCTGAGATGTAGCTTCGCTTGAGATTGCATTCAGCGATGCGCGGCGAGTAGAGAGTTGTTCGGCCAAAGAGTTTCTTTGGTCCTGAGACATGCTGGCAATCTCACTGGCAACTTGGTTGCCAGCAATATCAGCCACATCATTAAAGTTAGTTTCGCCAACAGTGCGCAGTTCATTGACCAGACGATCTACATCAGTCTCGTCCATTGTCTCTAAGTTGAGCCTTTGAGCCGCCCACTGACCAATAAGTTCAGCGCGAACCTCTTCCCTGAATTCTTGAGGAATGGTGAGCGTGCTGGTCAAAATGTCGGTAACTGTGCCATTGGGGTCAACAGCAATGCCCCGAACATATTCATCAACAGCAGCTTCCTGCGCTTCACCCATATAGGTTGCTTGGGAAGTCATGGCAGAAATCAAGCTATCAACACTGCCATTGATCTTCGCAGTGAGGATGATGTCACTAAGGTTTGGCATCCCAAGCTGTTCAGCCAGTTCCGGGATCAAAGAAGGATTGCGAATAGCAGCAAGCAGTCGAGGGCGCTCTGCCCCCCCTGCTGGAAGATTGGCGTAAATATTGATAAGGCGGTTATCTGCTACCTGAGAGGTGTAACCATCAAGTTCATTTAAGCGCGAAGCATAGGTCGATGCTGAGATGGCATTATTGGTAAACATATCAAGAAGCCGCTGCTGCTCTGCTTCAATGCGTCCATGAATTTGTTCTGGAGCAGCGCCGGACGCAATCAAGTCAGGAAGTTCGCGCATCGCCATAATGCTTTGCAGGTTCTGCTGACGAATCAAAGCTTCTCGCGCAGCCTGAACTTCACGCTCACGCATCGTGGCGTAAGTAGATGCAATATATCCAGTGCCGGACTCTTGGATGTAACGGCCATAGTTGTTTAGCTGACCATCCTCACCGACCGCATTCGCATACATCTCTTGAACATACGCGCTCATGCGGTCACGATACTGAGCCGCAGAAGATGAACTGTTTGCGATCTCCATGCCGCGTTCTTTGATCTCGTCATTGATTGATTCCTCAAAGCGACGATCAATCATGTTCTGATAAGAACGAGCGGCAACACGACCAAAATTTGTTGGAGGTTGATAAGCAACTGGACGACCAGTAGCCGGATCAATTGTCACAATATCACTGCGTGCTGGAGCGGCACCAGCTTCCAGACCAACTCTCTCTGCCTCAATGGTAGCTTCACGAAAAGCAATGTCTGCAATCTGAGAAGCTGTGCGGCTAATGGCTTCACCAACAGCAGCGTCAGAAGCATCCGCACGAACAACACCAATCGGTTGATTGAAGACTTGAGTTTGCTGACGGATAATAGCCATTACGTCCTCACTTGATCGTATTGATATGCGCCAGAGCCAAGTGTCCCAATGGCACTAAAGAGAGATGCGCGCTGCACATTCTTACCACGACGAATTTCAGCGGCAGCAGCAGCTTTATACTTAGCAGACTCAAAGGCAGCTTGAGTATCCAAACGGCCAAGGTCTTGGGCAACGATTTCTTTTTGGCGGTTCAAGAATGCTTCGACGCTGCGATCAGAGCCAATGTCCCTATTGATACTGAAAGCAGCAATGTTAGCAGCGGTTGCCTGATTGTATTCCTCACGCCGAGCGTTGGCACGTTGACTAGCCATGGCTTTGTTTAGTTCGCCCTCAGTTTCAGTGCGAAAGGCGGTAAGTTCAGAAGCGAGACGTTGTGCGCGGCCAGCTTGAAGTTGACCCAAGGCCGATACAGCAGAGGAACCCGCTACGAGATATGGTAAAAATGCAGCAAAAGGGCCGGGCATCAGATTATCAACTCCGCAATCAAGCCGTTCAACTGGAACGACAGGGGTTCGTCCTGTGTAACTTCAATCTGAGGATCGCGGCTATAGCCTAGCAAGCGGAACTCTTTCTTGCCGCTGAACGCTCCCTCAGTGATCAGCTTCGAATTGTTAAAGGTAGCGGAACGTGTCTGACGAAGATCAGCCACAATCGTTGCCACACCTCGCGGCATCCCAGTTACAGGACCGTTCCCAACATTTGCATCAATTGGATTGGTCGTGATGTTAATCGGGAAAGAGTAGCCAATGTAGGCAGTGGTGTAGGTCGGGTTGTATTGCGTTAGGTCAATGTTGCCAGAGGTTACAGTGTGAACACCGCGATAGTCCTGCCGACCATTGGCCTCCACAGCAATGACATGAACCTCGGTTCCGTTTGCAAAGTCTGCGCTGACATTCGCAACATTTGCAGTCACAGTGTAAAGCTTGGCGTTGTCTAGTTGGAAGTCTTCATCAAACTCACACAGCCGAAGGTCTTCTTCGTCAAACCAAACAGCAGCAAAGACTCGATCATCAACGGCAACGACAGAATGGAAGTCGCCCTGCGTAGTAAAACGCATCCAGCCAGCGCGGCGTTCTGCTCGGTTAGAGCCAAAGACTGCGCAGTTTCCATCAGTGCCAACAAAAATTGCGTAAGACTCAGCTTTCTGAAAGGCACCATTGGCAACAGTCATATCAGTGAAATCATTAACAAGATGTGAAGAAATCATAGAAACAGCAGTTGAAGTGTAAGCATCTTCACTATCAGTAAAGAGATACTCGCGCACTACGCGACCGCCAGTCTGCACGAAGAGCGTTGCCCCATCGATTGACTGAGGCTCAACAAACTCACAACCATAAGGAGTTTGCTTTCTGATTTGCGCATTTACCGGGGTAATGGCTTGGTTCAAAAAGGTGGGGATGTAAAGTTCAGCCGACGCAGTGAAGACCTGCAAGTCTCGGTTCGAAACCAAGTAGCGAATTTCATTCACATCGCCAGTTGCCGCAACCAAGTTGATGGAGTCAGTGTCTTCTGCTTTTCCAACATCAAAGTTAAAGAACTCTCCGATCTTAGACATCCAAATGGTGTCAGGCTCTTGGATTGTGCCACCAAAGCAAAGGCGGTTTTCATGAAACTCAATGGCAGCAGGGTATCCCCGAACCGCGGAAAAAGACTGCTCATCCCAGTTATGGCTGGGTGCATGAGTTCGAACCTTAACTAATCCACCGCCGTCTTCAGAAAGGTTGGCCGCAGCCCCAGCAGTAATTCTGTAGCTGTTTGCATCAATAATGCTATTAATTGTTCGGGTGCCGTTGATTTGATTGGCATTGATGCCACCAACAGCAGAAGCTTCTTCAATTATAATAGACTCACCACCCTCAAAGCCATGACCAATATGGGTAACTTCAATAGTCGTTGAGCCATCGATCGTGCGAAGTGGGTTCAAAACACTCAAGCGAATGCGAAGAGTATCAATAATGTTACCAACAGCCACTTTTGCACTGGTAATGCTGGTAATGACAAACTCAGACTCACCATAGCGCATGGTCACGCCAACATGATCTGCCGTCCAATAGTTGATGCTGGTTGTAAAAGTAACGCCATTACCACTTGTGGCAGAAGGGTTAAGCGTAGCGCTAGGTGGATGGAACACGCTGTAAGGTTGGTAGATTTGTTTGCCATCTGAGCGCTCATCAAAACTAAACGGAGTGCATTCAAAGTTAGTTAGACTGGTCCGAATAATCATCCGAGGAGCAAAAAGCGGATGGCAAATGAACATTACATCGCCAGATTGGGCGTAAGTATATTCATGCAGATAGTCTTCATCGAAAGGCAAAGGATCAGCGTTGGTGTCTTGCGTAAGCGTTTTGACCAGAGTAACTGTTCCGTTCACAATGCGAAAACATTTTACCTTCGCATCCTCAACGGCAATGATGTAACGCTCGTCATCTGAAAACACGAAAGGCATTAAGCGAAGCTGCATTCGCTTCGTGGTGTCTCTTGTGATGCCAAAGTCATGAATGTTGCGAAGCCCAGCACGTTTGGCAACGCCACCTTCTGCGCGCACCAACAGGTTTTCTACGCGCTGCGCGGAAGCCTGATACACAGGAGAGTCAGTCCGCATAATGGTAGAGTCACTGATTTCACCAAACTGGAAATTAGTGATTGGGACACGAACCTTCTGCATCAGCTACGCCTTTGAGCAATAAACCTCGATGTGTTCAGCTTGCGGCTTGTCTGTGTTTGCGAGTCAAGCCGACGCGCTTGCGCCATCAAAACATTGGCCTTGGCTTCCATCATGTTGGCAAGAGCCTGATCTCTAGCAACCGAAGTCGCGAGAACGCCAGCCATCACATACTCAACCGCAATGGTGAAGTAAGGAGGCCAAGTCGATTCATCTGCGCGGAATGAATAATCAGCAACCAAGACATCAGTTGGTGCCGCATCGCAGTAAACCTTGCTTCCATAGGTATCATACTTGATCGGGTGATCATTCACAGTCACCGCGTTCAGCATGATGCACTCAGAAGGAAGCTGATAGGCCGCATCATAACGACCTGTAGGTGCATTCGTTAGTCGGTTCAAAACCGATTGATCAGTCGCAAACCGCCAACGACTGTTCGTCAATGCCGCTTGCGCCACATCCTCATACATGGCGTTAGCAACGGTGGCTTCAGCAGAGCCATCCTCAAATGATTGAATGGGGTCGCCTCCGATCAAGAGGGACGCCCGCGAACAAATCTTAATTGGGGTATTTGCAACTGTCATGGCAAGTCGGGGGGCCGAAGCCCCCCGTCCCTATTTTAGTCGCTGTCGGTTTCGGCAATGGCAGTGCCATCCGAAATATCGACAACACCCGATGCGTTCGACAGAACACTGACCAAGTTCGTGGTCGGCGTGCTTGTGTCGGCAACAATGATCACATCGCGCACAGAGAGCATGTTCGATGCGTTGTTGAAGTAGCCAGCGGTGTTGACAGTCGCGATTGCATCGGTGGTCGTGTAGAACCACAGATCAGCATTCGACGCGCCACCAATGCGGGTCAGTCCAGCAGCATTAAAAGCCATTTGTCAGACTCCCATCAGTTGTTGTCGAGGACTTCGTAGATACCGTTGCTATCGATAGCAATGGCACCCATCGACATCATCGACGTTGCGAGGTGTGCGACCTTCTCAGGCACATAGTTGACTTCGGTTTGAACGTCTGCGTTCACGCCGAGACCAACAGCGGTCATGTGGTAGGCAAAGTTCTTGCCACCAGCGACAGCCGATGTGGAGAAAATCTTGAAGCCCAAGAACTCCTTCATGGTCATGCCACCAGCGAAGGGAAGGTTCTGAGGCCCAACGTAGTCCGACGAAGCGAACTCGTTGATCGCAAACAGGTCAGCAAAACCTGCGGGCGACATCGCAATGTAACGCTGCCCATCTTCGGGAACGTCAGCCTGACCAAAGGTCTGGAACAGAACCAGCAGGTCAGCCTTCTCAAGTGCGCCGCCAGTGTCAGCGATTTGAGTTGCGTTTGCACCAGCATCCATAGCTGCGATGATCAACTCGTCGGTCTTACGACCAAGAGCAGCAGCAGCCGATTGAGCCACAGCCTGACGCTCGTTGATGTTGATCTTCAGTTCGTCCAGCTTGTCGATGTATTCCGATGCGTAGTAGTCCGACATCGTTGCTTCGACGTTGGTGTGCGCCAGTTCCATCGGAGTGACGTTACCATTGCGAGACTTGGTGGAGGCGGAGCCAGCGCCGATCTTTTGGAATCGTGCAGTCGAACCCGTCACATTGGTCGTGCGAATGGTGTTCCGCAGTTTGGAACCCATACGCTGATACGCCATATGCACTTCGGTTTCGAACTGCTTGATAAAGGCTTGATCGATAGTGTTAGCCATTTGTGCAGTCCTTGATTGAAGTTACAGTCCAGACGGGTATCCGATCCTTCACTTCATAGAGGGTGTCCTCTCGGGCCTCTCAGTGCATCACGGGCCGTGACAAGAAACTATACACATTGGTTTTCTCTGATTTGCAACGCACAAATTCTACCATCTCAATATGACCAGACATAAAGATGGACTCAGGCTCAAAGCCCAAATGTGCAAGCCACTGCACAATCATCTCGTTCTTCGACCAGACTTGGCAGCGAAGCTGATCGTAGAAGTGATGATAGAAGGTAATCAGATCTATGCTTGCCCGCGCAAAGCGAACCCAGTTCTTCTTCATCGACTCAGTAAACAAAGCCCACATGACGCCTTCATCGTCGAGGCCAGTGATGGCAAGCGCCTTTCCATTGCGCTCAACCACAAAAATCATCTGTTGACCGACCAAGCTAAGAAGCGCCTCAAGAGGATCGACCTGATAAACCTCTCGTAACTCGGCAATGTTTTCTGCGCTTAGGTCTTCATAGAGCGGCATGATATGCTTGGGCTTCAGTTTGAAAAGCCCAAGACCATGCGATTCAATGACAGGCTTATCCATAAAGCTTACGGAAGCCTTCTTCGACCTGCTTGATGAAGTGAGGATCACGGCGCGCCGGGTTGTGATACCGATCATCCTGCATCATTTCGCGCAAGGTTTGCTCTGTAATCCGAGGCGTGGGCGAAGTGTCCGCAGTGAAGGAACCATCCTTCAGCGCTTCCATGATATGCTCTAGAGCAACAATGCCCTCATGCGTTTCACACATGCGTTCGATTGCGGGCAATGCTGCTTCAGGGAAAAACTTGTTGGCAAAGATTGATGCCGCCTGAATGCGCTGATTGGCATTGTCACCAAGCTTCTTAGCTTCAGCCGCCATATCGACTTCAGGTTCACGCATAGATTCGTAAGCTTTGGCATACATCTC